GTGTGGCCGGATCGGGGAGTCTGGAGAGTAACCATGTCGATTAAACGTGATATGCCGGCCATTGACAAGGCGCTGAATCGTGCCAGTTGGGAATGGTTGCAAACGGAAGATGAGGCATTGGCCGAGGCTGTGAGTAAAGAGGTATCCAAACGTACACCGCCTGACGCCATTTATCGCCATATTCTTAACCATGTGGGCATTCACCGGGATGCGTTGGCTCGACGAGTAAAGCAAGCCGCGGAGCATCTGCAGAATGGTGATGAGTGATACCGAGGTTCCTGGCCCGGAACTTATAGGGCCCTATGTACCGGTGGCGGTAGTCCTCTCAAGAAGAGGGGGAACGGCCGCCACCTGGTGACAAACCTGCCGAGCGTCGTTGGTGCATTGGCGCAACGACGCAAATGGCCTAAGTAGAGCAAAAATCTACGAATTACCGTGTAAGACGCCAAGCCGGATAGTGTAACCGGCACCTTATCAACGCAATAACTGGCGGCGGCCGGGGCAGAAATACACACGCACCCCGGACAGCATCTATATGTGATTGGCTGTGCTGGACGCAGACAGATGGGTGAAAGACCCATCCGCCTACTTTTTGTATCGGAGGCAATATGGCACACGCGGGGAGTGATTGGATCAAAAGCAATATTTCTAAAGAGATGTCCGAACATGGCGCCAACGTGGCCAATCTCTTGGGTGATGTATTCCTGGGAATCTACCATCTGAACCGCACATCTCTGGGTAAGGTTGAATGGTCGAACGAGCGGCATATCGAAGTCACTGTGGGCCGGCCGCTGGCCACCATAGATGGAGACGAACTGACCAGACTGGTGGTCCTGGGACATGACAGGATGATGCGGATCGAGATTTCCGGGCTGGCTCCCGGGTATCTACGGTTGACCGTCTACCAGAGGAGAGTACGCGAAGGGCGCCTGTGGAAAAGATGTCCAACGCTTGAAGAGCACGTCCAAAAGTTGAGGGATTATTTTGGCCAACCAGAAGCGTAAGCTATCGAGACCAATCCTCTTGAAAATGGCAATCGAAGGCGATGATAGCGATGATGGTCCGATCCTCGTGGCAGCCATGGTGAGACTGGTTGATGGGCTGAAAGCGCGGACGCCGGATTATGTTGCCTACGGCCTGAACGAGGCGGCCGCGGCCGAGATATTGTGGTGTACCGGCCGGCTTGCCGAGAAGCTCAGATCATGAGGAAGCCTCTGGGTATCAAGAACTACGGTTCTATCCCCCATTTGCCCGGCAGCCGCGTAGGACCGGCCGACCATACCTGTAACCCCGGTCAAGCCCGAATTGCGACCGAGATGGTCCGGAACAAAAACGATATGGTCATCGTGACCGAGAAACTGGATGGATCTAACGTTGGAATCGCCAGAATTGGGAGCGAAATCATTCCCTTGAGTCGTGCGGGTTACCGGGCTGAAACATCGCCTTATGAGCAACATCATATGTTCGCCCGTTGGGTGCATCAGCAGTGGTCAAGGTTCCTAGGTGTCTTGAATGATGGGGAAAGGCTTGTGGGCGAATGGATGGCTCAAGCACATGGTACACGATATGACCTGGGCGGCGAGCCATTTTATGCGTTTGATCTGACGAAAGGGCATCAACGGCTGCCCTACGAACATCTACTCTCTCGGCTAAGGCGTGGCGACATTCAAACGCCGATGTGTATCCATAATGGCAATGCCCCTCTATCTATTGAAGAAGCGATGGCCAAGCTTGGCGGTGACAGTGGCTTTTCGATATTCCCCAACGGTCCCCGCACGTGGGGCTTTCACGGCGCTGTAGAACCTGTGGAGGGTGCTGTATGGCGAGTGGAAATAGACCGGCCGACGGGAAAGAAGGGGGAAACGCTGCGGGACGTGGCTTTCTTGGTGAAGTACGTGCGGCCGGACAAGGTAGATGGCAAATACCTACCTGAGATTTCGGGGAATGACCCTGTGTGGAATTGGGCCTTTGATGGCCTTTCCGGCTAATGCCGGAGGAGTGATGCAATGCAAAAAGTGACAGTGACGTGCGACCGATGCGAGCAAGAGGTTGAAGGAATGGAATTTGCTGGGTCTGAAGCGGCCGGGCAACCTGGTGGCACAAGCGGTTTCTACCGGATCGACGAGGCTGGCAATTGGGGCCAATTTGCCAACGAGGGCGAACAGATCATCTGCGATACCTGCATGCTCAAAGATGCCCGTTATCGGCGTGTTTACCCACAGCCCGGGCAACTGACTATTACCTTCAGTGAGCTGAAGGATATCTTCCGCCTGGCGGAACAGGCAACGGCCGAACAGTTCGACGGGCAGACCTGTACCTTGCGCAATAAAGACGGCCGTAATGAGTGCCCGATCTGCTTCTTCTCCATTGAGGTACACAAAGCTTTGGCGGCCGTGGATCCATCGTTGCCACCCCCAAGAGGATGAGCAAGAAAACCGATAACACCAGCATCGAGGCGAAGCTGGCCCTGCGCCGCTACTTTTTGCAGAAATACCATCTGGATGAACCTCCGAGCGTGCTTGACTGTTGCCAGGGCAAGGGGATCCTCTGGCGCCGGCTGCAGCAGGAATTCACCGTCGCCGATTATTGGGGCGTTGACGAAAAGCCTAAACGCGGCCGCTTGCGCATCGACAGCATCAAGATCCTGGCACAGCCGGGATGGCCACAAAACGTCGTCGACGTAGATACGTATGGCAGCCCATGGAAACATTGGCTGGCGATGCTGCCCAATGTGAGCCGGCCGATGACGGTATTTCTGACGCTAGGGGTAGGCGGACCTGGCCGGATTCGTCTGGGCAAGCCGGAGCTTCTGGCCATGGGCATGACCATGCCGAGCTTACTGAGCATGTCCGGAGCCATTACCCATCCTCTGAACAGACTAGCGACGCATTATTGCCTATCCAAGGCTGATGAAATCGGCCTGACAATTATCGAGGCAATGGAGGCATACGAGACGATCAATATGTGGAGCACCCGTTACATCGGCGTGCGCCTGGAGCCGGTCTATGAATGAAGGTGAATGGCATCTCCTCAGCCAGGAGGAGATTCAATTCTTAGAACAACACCGGAAAGGTGGGGCCAACGCTAAACCTTCCGAGGGTTGGGTTAACCTGGCGGAAGAGAAATTCCAGGAGCTTCGAGAGCGCCGGCGCGGTAAAACGAATACGCAAAAGATGATCAATACCATCGTCGCCTTAGTCGATGCCAATATGGCCGGACAGTCGGAAACGGCCGTCTTCAATCGGCCAGATACCTGTCATGTGCAGACTTATCATCAAAAGTGGAAACATGATCAAGATTTCGCCGAGTGCCTAGAGAGTGTGGGGAGGCTAGCACAACAATGGAAGGACTCCCGCGCTGTACGCTCATTAGAAAGCTCAGCCGAACGATTAGCGTTGTCATCGCCGGTGGCCGTCGCCGAGCTTGCCAAGTTGCTGAAAGATTCAGATCCCCGAGTGCGCTTGCGAGCTGCCGTCAGCATCCTGGACCGGGCCGGCGTGGAAACGGCCGTGAAACAAGGTGGCGAGGTGGACCGCATCTTGAGGCAAATAGACCTATCGACGTTCAGTGATGAGCAGCTCGAGCGGCTTATCGCCGGCGAGCACCCGCTGAAAGTATTGCTGGGCATTGATGATGCTTAACCTGAGCAACGATACGCAATTGCGGTTGAAGCAAGAACGAGAGCGCCGGCGGCGGGCTGCAAGTGATGGCCACGTTGCTCGTTATCGCCATGATGCATATCCGTATGATCCAATCGGCTATATAAAGGATTGGCTCAAATGGGTGCCCTGGCGGGGAAGTATCAGAAAACCCGGGCAGGCCGATGTCCTGGATGTTTATACAAAGGTTTTGCGCCAACTCCACGAACAACGCGCCTGGGAACAAGGCCAGATCAATGAATCGCAGTTGCGCTACTGGCAGCCAGGCCAGGTCATCAAAAACCGGCTGCGGGTCGAGGCAGGCCATACCGTGGGAAAATGTGTGGCCGCCTCCGAATATCTGACGCTTGCGGACGGCCGGCGCGTGCAAGCTGGCGACTTGGTGGGCACAAGCTTCAAACTACCAACGCTGTCCATGTGGGCCGGTCAGGTCATTTCCACCGATGCCCGGGCCGAATGGAATATGCTGGAACCGGTCTATGCTCTAATAACCCGCAGCGGCAAGCGTATTGTACGCAATGCCCAACATCCTCTCTGGATGGCTAAAGGCAAATTCAAAGGCGGTAAGCGGCCCTCGATACAGGTATGTGGATGGACGCCGCTAAATGCCATCCGGCCGGACGATCTCGTTGCTGTTACGGAACGACTATCCCTAACAATCCCCAATTCGTCTCTTAGCGAAGTGGAAGTCAAATTACTCGCCTATATCATCGGCGATGGTGGCTGCTCAAGCAATGGGGTGGTATTCAGCCAGGAAGACAATGATCAGCTTGCCGAATTCGCTCAATGCGCCACCGCTTATGGCTGCACCCTGGAGCACGTCCCTGATACTTACGATTATCGTGTTTATGGCAAGCGGCGCATTAAAAAGAAAGGCAGCAATCCGATCCTCAATCTTCTTCGGGAGCATGGTGTAATGGGCAAGAATGCCCGAACGAAAGTGATTCCGGCGGCCGTCTTCGCCCTGCCAGATGAACTACTGCGCGTGTTCCTTTCCCGCCTTTACAGCACCGATGGCTGGGTGAGTTTACGGGAATTCGGCGTCGAGGTTGGCTATGCTTCATCCTCATACGAGCTAATCAGGCAGGTGCAAGAGCTGCTGGTTCGGCTGGGCGTTCATGGTCGTATTTACTATAAGCGCCGTGTGGAATCATGGAGCCTGGCTATCACAAACATGCTGGATGCCTGGCGCTTTATCAGCGAAATTGGCATCTATGGTAAGGAAGAAGCCTTGACGGCCGCAATGGAACGAGTCGGTCCACGCCTTCAACAGCATCAGGCAAACGTATATGACCGGCCAGATCGGCCCCGCTGGCAATATCGCAATGCTGTGCCCGGAACCCGCTGGGAGCGGGTGCAGTCAGTTGAATATCTCGGCGTAGAAGAAACCGTGGCCATAGAAGTGCCTGGCCACGAAACATACTTGACCTCATTCTGGGAACACAACACCTGCCTAGCGGCCGGCATAGTCAGCCACTTCTTCGACAATTTCCAACCGAGCATCGTCTATACGTTCGCGCCAAGCTGGGACCAGATCAACGACTTATTGTGGAAAGAAGTCCGCGTCCACCGGATTGGAAACGGGTTGCCCGGCCGGGTGCTGGAAACACCGGAGATCAAATACAAGGCCAACCATTTCGCCAAGGGAAAAGCGACCAATAATGCCACCAACGCCGGCATCGAACGCACCCAGGGCCAGCATGGCAAATACCTGCTCTTCGTCCTGGACGAGGCCGTGGGCATCCCGGAATTCGTGTGGAAAGCTGTGGACACGATGACGGCCGGCGGTATCTCCATCGTAGTAATGCTGGCCAATCCTCGGCTGAGAAGGGGTAGATTCTACAAGGAGCGAGAATCGAAGTACGTCCACAACTTCCGCATCTCCTGTCTGAACCATCCTAACGTCGTACAGGGGCGCGAGGTCGTGCCCGGCGCAGTACGGAGAGAATGGGTGGACCGCATGATCGAAGCTCATTGTAATGTCGTCGGCGCACATGATGAGGACCTGTTTACCTTTGAAGCACCCTGGCAGCCGGGCATCATTTACGCGCCGGATAACGATTTTCTCTACCAGGTGTTGGGCATCACACCCAAGTTCGCTGCAGATGACACGTTCGTGCCAGTAGGCCGCTATGAAGCAGCATTGATACGGGATCCGATGAGAGCTCGGACCGACGTGGCTTACATGGGCGCCGATACCGCCAGGTATGGGACCGACTACGGCACGCTGTATGTTCGCTATGCCGGCCGTGCCTGGAGAGCTGCACAGTTTTACAAACAAGACTCCTTCACCTACTACAACCATATCAAACGAGTGGCACAACAATTGAACGAGAAAGGCGTCAAGAAGCTGCACATCCGGCTCGACGGCACAGGCGGCTTTAGCAGCGGAGTGGTCGACTTGTTGAACATGGACTATGAGTTGGGTCGAGAGTTCGAGGAATTTCTTGTGCAAGAGATCCATTTCGGCTCGTCCGCGTATGACAAAGACGCCTATGCCAACATCATCACAGAGATGTATGCCGAAGCTGCAGAGACGCTCAAAGGTCTGCGTATCGACGACCCTCCCGACGAGCTGGAGGATGACCTATGTGACCGCCATTATCGCCCGGCTAATAAACAAGGCCGGACGGTCAAGGCGATGGAAGACAAGGATATTTTTCGTAAGCGCAACGGCCGGTCGCCCGATGATGGTGATGGCTTTGTGCTGGCCGTGGCACCCGAGCATATCTTCCAGCCCAGGCCAGATGAAAAGACGGCGGCAGCTCCGCCGCGAGTGGTGACACGAGATGAGTTGTTTGGATAAAGGCAAGCAGTTGGTCGGCGAATCCTGTACGGAATCGGCCAATAATGAGGAAATAGGGTTGACGCTGGATCAATTGTGTGAAGCCGTCATGGCATTGCGGCCGGTTGTTTACTACGTCGTGACTGAAGATGTACCTGAACGATCGCCGGACAAGCCCGGGTCGCCGCCCACGGAAGCCTTTTTCCTCGTGAGATTAGGCAGTAAACAGGTTCTTCTCTGTCATCCTGAGCACTGGCCCAAATTGGAACCACGACTGGCAAACAGGATCAGGTTGAAACCGCTGAAGGGGGCTCCAAAACACGTGGGATCTAGCGAGCCTTTTGTAATCCAGGGTCTTAGTAAAGAGGGCAAAAGCTATGGATGAGAAGAGTTATGAGGGAGTGTAGTGGATGAAAAATTGACGGCTCAATCACGGGCGGCGAAGGCCACATATCTGCTTATGATACGTCAAAGCATGAGAACGGCCGAACTGAAAGAGGCGCTAGGATTCAGTTCGTATGCCGGCATTTATCCGTTGATGGACAACCTGTCGGCCGGTGGCGTGCCTGTGTACCAACCGGTCATCGGTCACTGGGCCCTCAACCGGGAGCGGTTGGGGCATTTGGACGCGATTCTAGGTGAGGAGCGGCGACCTCTCCTGGAATAGCATACGGGAATCAAGATGGAGGCGATGTATGAATACGCGATCCAAGAAGATAGGGGTCGAATGCGATAAATGTGGTCATCTATT